TCCTTATGCCCTCAACAGGCTGACCAACAGCCTTTACTGTACTGCGAATTATTCCCCTTTTAGGATTGCAAGCATGGATGCAATAACCATTACCATCATAGATTGCATGGTGGCATATCTTGCCTGCCTTTTTATTTTTAAATGTTATGATGTCACCACGCTTTGCCTTAGACAAATCTGTGCCTATGGACTTGCCCCAATCAGACAACTTGTTATCTAACTTGATACCATTGAGCCTGTAGATCTCTTGGATGAAGCCTGTGCAATCCACACCTTTGGTTATATCGTGACCGCCTAATACATAAGGAATCTTGCCAATGTACTTCTTTGCGGTATCTGCTATCTTGTCACCTTTTGTCCTTTTGGGATGCACCTTATTGCTTGCCCATCTCTGAAGAGCCTTAACAGAATTTTCTCCGAAATAACCATCCTGTGCGACTCCAAGTTTCTTCTGGATAGCCTTGGAAGTTTTCACACCCCATGAACCATCCTGTGCGACACCTGCCCATCTCTGCAATGCCTTGACAGTTGCTTTTCCCAAGATGCCATCAACACCGCATCCAAGTGCTTTCTGCGTCATTGCTATACTTGAGTATCCATAGTACCCATCAATGACGAGTGGCTTGGATATGTCATAGGATGCCTTGAAGTGAGGTCTGTATATGCCCTGTATGTATTTGGTTGGTCTTGTCTTCTGTGCGACTATGCCACCACTTGTGTTGCCCTCAATCGTATAGACCTCTGTGCATGATTTTCTTTCACGAATGAAGCCAATGTGGTTCGGCACTCCGTTCAAGTTCCAATCAAAGAACACAATGTCCATTGGCAGAGCAAGATAAGGTGGTATCTGTGCAAGGTTTGCTGATGCCCATTTGATCGCAGTTGGACAGTAAACTACCTTTTTACCGCCATAAAAAAGAGGGCTATCATTGCCCTCATGAAACATATATGTTACAAATGCACAGCACCATGCACCGCTTGAGTTACAGTATCGGTTGAATACCGCACCACCCTGTCCAAGATGCTTCTGTGCAAGCTTGAGTAATGTTACATTATTCACACCCATCTTCTTCACCCCCATATTCAAACACTTCATAGTTGAAATCATCATCTATGTATGAATCAACAGGCTCTTCAGCGGTTTCCCACTCATGGTCTTTGAGTGCTTTCATTTCTCTTGTTATCTTTGTGCCGGTTGCACCCTCAACAGTAAAATCATTGTTGAAGTAGGTAGCGCAGAAAACAATGATGAAGTTTGCGATCACCGACAGAATCTTATAGACAAGATTTACTGTAGGATTGTGAAACTGTGTGATGTCCGTTGCCATCAAAGCTGTGTTGAAGCAGGTAGCAATCACAAGGATAGTTCTTAGTTTTGTTCCGTAGTTCATGTGTCTTCCCTTTCTAATCATCTGTATAACCCATGCCATTCCATATGTATGTCATAGTGCCTAATACATAGTTAGAACCAGCAATGGTTACCGCTGACGGACTTGCATTTCTACATATAAGTTGCCACTTGTCTGTGTTTTCATTTCGCATCAAGGCAAACATAATTGCGTGATTTCCGTAATATGCCGATCCTGTGACTCTGCTTGTTGCGGGCAATGGTATGTGTGCATTGTCCAAATTTGATACTGAGATATTTGACCCGCCCGCTACTGAGTTATCATTAGACACAAGTATCTCAAGTGACACAAGCATTCCTACTTGGTGGACATCAATTGAGACAGAAGCTGTTTCGGATGTATAGAAGAACGCATATGGGATAGCTCTGTCTTTTGTAAGTGACAACCCACCAGAAGAATCATACTCACAGTAAGCGACTACATCCCCATTGAACATAGCGTCACCAGACCAATCAAGGAGCATTGCATTTCGTAGCGCACCAGAGCCTGTGCCGACACGGAACACCCCACCCTGTGTCTTGTTTGCATATGCACCAATGGTGCTTTCTATAGCAGGCTGATCCGTATTGAATTCAAGTTTGATGGTGTTCAGAATAAGGTCATCACCATACTGATACCCGCTACCGAAATCAAGATATATATGGCAAAACTCCCCAGTTACCGACATCTCAAAGTTGTAGTTTTCTGCTTCGTCGGTAATTGGCACAGATGTATATGTAGGCGAATACTTATACGATTGACCATTCCTTACCATTGTGCAGGTCATAGTGATTTTAGACCAAGATGACACAGTTCTCCCAAGGTCTATAGTTTCCTCAATCCTGTACGATTGAGTATAGGAGTACAGATTTCGGTTGTAGGTCTTGGTCATCACTATAGGGTTGGTTGCCTGCTTGACCTCATATATCGTGCGGTTGCCATCTGACATGGTTATGCCTGTTGTGCCGACATTCACATGACTTGAAGCAGACTTTCCTACCTGCACTCCGTTTGCACCAAATGAAGCTAACTCTGTAAGACCATCCCTTACTGCGATACCATTAGACCTTGCCAACAGATTACCGCCACCATTAGTAGGGTCTGCCAAGAAATCTTCTTTGGTCTTCTCTGTGATGTGCGCTCCTGTGTCACTACCTGTTTCGGTCATCCAGAAGTGCTGTTCTGTGTTGGATGCTATATCATAGATGCTTTTCTGTGATTCCAACATCACATTGTCTTCTGCTCTTATCATTTATCCTCTAACCTCGCTGTGATATTGACTTTCTGCTGATTGGTTATCGTGTAGGTCATGCCAACACCGACTCTTGTACCTGTCTCTTGGTTGTACCAATTGACCTGCAAGTCTGCTTGGTCTAACATATTGGCTGTGACTCTGACACCTCTGAATAGGATGTTGGCTGTTAGCGTTGTGTTGACTAATGTAGTAGTGAAATCAGAACCATTGGAAGATGTTATTGTCAGCTTGTAGTCACTTAATTTGTTGGACAATGAAGCAAGTTCTGATGCCATCTGTGCGACTTTATCAGAGATACCGCTGTCTCTTAAGATGTACTCACCTATGGTTGCGGTCTGCGTGTCTTCAGCTTCACAAGTCTCAATTCTCAACAGCCTTGCTTCAAGGTACAATTCACCATCTTCATCTATGATGTTTACCCTGTCACCTATCTTGATGTCATCTGGCAACATTTCAAAATCTACTTCATAGGTCACTTCAACCTGTGAATGTCTCTGTAGGTAGGCTCTTGCTTGACCTGCCAACACCGCTTTGTCTGTGGTATCAAATTCGAATGAACCCAATAACAATCCGTCTGGATCTATCGCAGATGACCACTTTGCCATTGCGGTTGTGTTACGCATCTGCCCTGTAGCTTTATCGACAGTATAGACATCGCCTGTCAATGGGTCTGTGTAAGAGTAGGTGTAATTCTTCAGATTGATTGGTACATCAACACCCTCTGGTGTGCCACCTGTTACACTCAAGGCTGTGACAAGTTCTGCAATAGATTTCTTCCAATATATCTTCTTTAGATCGTAGTTAAGCCGTAACTGTGGTATTGCTACTTGGTTGCCACGCTTTTCTATTACATTGACTATCCTTTGAGTTATCTGAAGACCCTCTATAGTGAATGAATAGTACAGTTCACAATTCCACAAGCTGACTACAGACAGAAGTCTCTCTGTGCAGGTGCTTTCACCATCCCATGTATATGTCTGGCTTGTGGTAGGCACTTCCATGAGGTTCAATGCCCAATTGGATGGCAGAAAATACTGAACCATGTAGCCTATGTTGCCGGTCAGAGTGACCGCAGGACATAGCGTGTTCAAAAGGTCTAATCCCGCATCCTCTGCGTATATGGAATACTCCTGTGCTTCTGTATCACATTCCACTTCAATTATCTGATACACAGAATCGTAAACATTGTCTGTTTCACCACCTGCCGATTGCTTCAGAACGAAATTGCCCTCTGCCACCATTGGCTCTAAATCCGCTCTGTCATCTTGCGTATAAGAAATGACACAGGAGAATGTGTTAACTCCTGTGTCTATCTCTTCTACTGTTTGGTCATCGCTTATTCTGAATCCGTCTGGTAGTTCTGTTGATGCGTTGCCAAGGATGTTCAAATCCCTGTCGCAAAAGTAAATAATCATATGAATACCTCATTGTACTCAATCTCTATCTGTGGCTTGTAGGTTGGGTTCACCCAATCAGACCAAGTTGCTCTTATGATGTTCTCACCACTTGTCAGCTTGAATGACTCCCAATCATTACCAAGCGCACCATACTGCGGTTCAAGATGACCGCAAATAGAACCTGCTCTGTAGATGTTTACTGTGGCTTCAT